AGGCGTTATGCTCTTGTCTCTGGCCCGCGTCGATATTCTCATTAAGAATAGCGTTTACCGGCTTGACGTTCTGTGATGGATATTGAATAGGCATCAGACTCCTCCTACACCGCCCAAAAGGTCCGCTAAAGCCTGATTGGTATAACCCGCTTGTTCTTTAGCGCCGTAAAGACTTAGCCCTGCCTGATTCTCACCAGATCGCCAGCGTGACGCTGAAATATTGTTTGCAGCGTTAGCACCTGCCTGAGCCGTTGCTAATGAACCTGACGTTCCCAAGCCCGCCTTAGTCGTTTCACGATTAAACCATTGGCCAAATTCATTCGATGCTGCATTTTGGTTGTACTCTGTCAATGCGCGCATGGCATTACCGCCACCGCCCTTAACAGAGAATAAGTTCTCAGTGTTGCGATTGCCTTCATTAACTCTGAATTGATAACCCGGTGATGCCTCAAAAGCATTCGGATCGCGAAGATTGCCGATAGCCTCATTACCAAGTTCACGAACCGGTGCGAAGTCAGCGCGGGTTTGATCGTATTGACGACGTTGCTCCTCAACGGACTGTTCTTCGGCGCTTAGAATGGCGTTGGTTGAGTCTCTGGTAGCATCTCTGCCTTTCTTGGCGTTATATAGAGAACTGCCAACCGTCAAAACAGTCGCTGTGATTGCTACAGTCATGCTAAATCCTCAATAAGGTGTTCAACCTCTGTAAAGTCATTCGTCACAATTTCATCCAAAATGTCATCAACATCAGTTAACTCAGTAGGATGCACCGTTATCCAGCGCAAATCCTCTAAAACCAAACCGATACGCTTTATTCCCGGCATAGCCGTTTCGACTATCGGTGCCCTTAATATAACACTTTTACCGCTCTCATCAGGGGCCAACAGAACACCCTCCAAAAAGATAGATATATGCTTTGTCTTGTGAATGGCACCGGTCATCATCACACCTTTAGGCGCGAACATTTCCCGCGTGTACAGCCCCGGCGTAAATCGGTGCGTATATTCAATATCGGCTTGCGGGAATGCGGCAAGTTTCGTCTCTGCCCTGAATATCGCCTCACGCAACACTTGGGGGTCGGGACGCTTTACAATCTGACCAGAATCCATATCACCTCCGCTGAGCTTGTCGCGCTTGAATTGACCTTAAAACTGGTTGATGTCTTGTTCGTAATCCAGAACGTCTCATTAACATTACCTTCTATCATTACAGCGTAGTCACCCGTCTCAGATACCGTAACCGTCCTTTCATTGGAATTATTGAACGTAAACGAACCTGAAACTGTGACCGTATCCCTGATAACGCTTTCCTGTTCTCGGCACCACTTTGACCATTCAACCAAATCCTCTGGTATCTTGCGAAAAGGCCTCAGACCACTCATAAGCGACCACCACGAATCTCAACCAGAGTTTCTGTGACCGAAACGCCTACAGGGTCAGAAACAGCCGCTTTATAAACGCGCTGCCTGGATGATCCCAGATTATACCAAACGGCCCTCGTGAGCCTTTCGCCCAATGGACCTAATGACTTGTCTGGATGCGATTGCCACGTCCTGCCACCGTCATCAGATGACTGGAGCATGATTTTAGGATCACCGCCCAGTGTCGTTCCTATACCGGTTTCTAAGACAATCTCAAAGCGGTCGTGAAAAGCCCGTTGACCGTCTGCGAATATAGGCTGGTAAGTCCATTCCATACGCTGAGTCGTTCCCCACTCGGTGTGCGTATCGAAGTCTAATTCGCCTATCTTGTTTGAGTCTGAATCACCAACCAATGTTTTCCCGGCGAATTGAGCATGGTATCTAGGCAGCCAGTTATCCTTTCCATAAGACTCTCTTTCAGCCCATGCTCCAGTCGTAAGGTCGAGAACCCACGTACCTTCATGAGACGTAAGCACGTAGAAGAAATGTCCCTCCTGATCGTAGGCAAAGGCCTCAAGGCTGGATACAGTTGATTTAGCAATGAACTGGTCTACAGCGTGAGTCGAAACCCTGACAGGATTAATGCCCTGCAATTGTCTGACCGTGTAATCATCGGCAACCCACAAGACTGTATTATCCTGAATAGCCACCGTCTTAGCAGCCAAACAGCCCTTATCGAAAGTGCCGTTGATAATGCGCTCGAACGGAAATCCTGCTATTCCGGTGTTTTCCCATATCTCACCAACCTTCGAGCCGAAGTTAATCACTAATCGATTCCATACGATCATGCCAACCATAAGGTCGGGGTTTACATCGGCCTCACCAAACTGCAATGCGTCAAATGACGTTACATCGCCAATATCAGAGCCAAAGAAGAAGTTATTATTTGGAGCACGAAACAGCATGAAATCATCTATAAATTCAACATCGCCAGCACCACCATTGGCTAAAAAGTCAGCGTCTGTGATCTGTCCGAAAGTCGTACCGTCCCAATAAAACCCATTAGGCTCATTGACGACGACAACGTGTGTTTTGTTGGATGACATGTCCACTCGTGTCGGACTGCCAACATTACCGATTAGCGTTGATGCACCCGCCGTTGTGACGTAATACAACTCAGATCCAGAAACGACGTATAAATACTCAGCCTGCCCCGTAGTCAGACCTATATAAGCCGCGTACATGCCGCGAATAGGACCAGAACCCACCGTAGTCCAATCCTTAACGCCTGGAGTACGCACTAAGACTGTTGGAGAGCGAGCATCAGGCGGGAGTTGCTCAGCAAAGCAATTCACCAAACGAGACGAACTGGAAGGCCTTGATCGAAGATCATAAGAGTGAATCGGTAGGCTAATCTGTGGCATTAGTTATCATTCAGAATATTATTTCCGCGCCCGTAATGACCCGAACCCACAGGGAGGTATGAAAGGTCAACGCCTTTTTTCTTCTCGACGATGAGTTTAGTCTGTATGCCGCTCATTGTAGAGTCAGCGATTGACGCAAGCTCTATGGAGACGCTAGCGCCGTACTTAGATGCGCTGGCAACTGCCAGAGCCATAGTGATAGCCAAGTCCGCCCATTCTGGCGTTGGCATGGTTCCAGATGTCGATGTCTGAGAGAAATAACCTAAGTCAATATCCTTAGTTTCCCTGAGTATCGCCATCACCTGATTAAGTCGGCGGATGCCGAATGCACCCTGCTCAGCGCTTGCCGTAGCCGTTTCAGAGATTACGTTCAGTTCCCTTAATGAATCGTCAATGACTTGCAGAACAGTCGTCATAATCATCTCCTAAGAGGGGCCGACCCGAAAGCCGACCCCGTTTTCTTATGCGAACGGTGTACTTGCAGCACCAGTGTTGGCAGTGTATCCACCAACACCCCAAGTAGTCGTACTCAGAGCAGTCAGCGTGAACTGCGTACCAACTTCTTCGCCCGTAGTAGCGGCGTCGAGGTCAATCCTCACTGTCGAGGTAATGTCAGCCGCGAACAGGTCCGAAGCATCAGCCGTTGCGTTTGCTGCAAAAAGACCACCACCAATGAAGGTAGTAGCAGCATCCGTAATGACCGAATAAGCAGCCGTTCCAATGACCGTGGTAAGGAAGTCAAACTCCATACCAATGTCATTAGCACCGATAGCAGGCAAGGTAAATGCCTGACCGGTTCCTGCATCAAACAGAACCACAGCCCCAGACTCAGCAGCCGTTAAGGTACGTGTTGCTCCTGCGCCAGAAATTACCTGCCGAGCAAGACCGCGTACACGACAGCCACTGGGAGAACCGTTATCAAGTGCTTCTCTATTAGTTGCAATAGTCATAGTGATCTCCTAGTTATTAACCCTGCAAGCCCATTCAGGACGCAGAGTTTTAGAGCCGTAAAGAATATCCAGCCGAAGCAGCAATTCATCATTCCTGATGTCACTACCCTGCCAGACCCTGACACTCAATCCGTCTTGCATGCGGCGCACACATCGGATCGCATCATCCATAATAGGAAGATCCGCCGTAACAAACGTAAATGCATCCTTGTGATACATCAGGTTTGACTGGTAGGCCACTGAATCGCCAGCGTAGACGGTCACGACATCATTGGTTGAAGGCAGATGGTCTACATTCTGCTTCGCGCCAGTCGTGCGGATCGGTGGGCTGATTCCGTAGACTGTTGATGCTGTGATAATCGACGTGACAACGAACTGTTGGTCGTGTGCATACGCTGCTTTCGTCTCAGGATGAACCTGTTTGACACCAGCAATCGAGAACGTATCACCAACGGTTAAAACACCACCGGCAAGCGTTACTTGCTCATCACCATCAGATACGGCGGCGTCAATATCAACGGTCGTGTGGTCGGTGCCGCTAGTATGAGCATACGTGCGGTCATTCTCATAAAAGTTAGTCCCGCCAAAGCGTCCAAGATAACCTTCCTTGAATGCCGTAGACAGTTGCTTGCCATCGTGGAACAGAGCGCGACCACCACCAACAACAGAAGCCATCGTTACAGAATCAACCTGGATGCAACGATTTTCGTCTTTGGGAGCGAGGTTCTGATTCAGCTTGGCTCGTGCCTGAGATACAGCATCCAAATCCGTAGCGCCAACAACTTCGGTAGTCGTACCCGTATGGTTATAGACATCTTTGGTTACAGACTGCAATACATCAGATTCGATACCGGATACCAAAACACTCATGGCCGGATCAATATAACGTCGTGAAAGCTCATCAATAGATAAAGACAACTCGGCTGAGTTGAACTTCATATCAACACCGTCCTGGATGGCAACGGTTACTGACTGTGTGCTTTCGTCTTGCTCTTGCACGTCCATGACTCGCGATCCCTTGCGACGAACGTACTGGTTAGGGTTTCTGACACGAAGCGTATCACCGATCTTACCGCCTGTTTTGGCATAAGACGAATCGTAACTTCGGTCAATGGTACCAAGAAAACTCAACTTCTCATGTGCAATGCGAAGCGACTCTCTTGCAACCATGTCAATAACTGAGAGGGTATTAGCCACGTTAATTTCTCCTTAACGTTGCGCTATTTGTTTCCTCCGCATTTTTGCAAAATCAGCATCTGATAAACCGGCATCGGTTATCTTCTTACGCTGACCTTCGTTGCCCTTGTCTATCTTTGGGGGCGGCGGAGGTGCGTTACTGACCTTCTTCCCAGTTTTCGACTTCTCAGACATAATGGTTGTTTCGAGCTTGTACATCTCTCTAACAACATCGCGTGGTGCAAGCTGGTTTATGCGTGATGCCTCATCCGGATTCTTCCCCAGAAAGTAGAACATATTTGCTCCAACATCACTCATCTTCATTTCTTGCAACATCGCGTTACTAATCTTCAAGTCTGGATTTCTCGTAACCTGATGATAGTCTTTTGCCTCAAAAGCCGTCTCTCTTTCAGTAAACTTTGATGTGAGAGTTTCAGCTTCGGTCTTGTCGTGTAGACCCATGACAACCTTCTCAGCAGCTTTGGTAGCTCGATCAGTCGCCTCAGTAAACAGATAATCCCGGTACTGTCCTTCGTCATATTCAAAGTCTGCAAGGGTTTTGGGTGCTGCTTGTGGAACCTCGGCCAGTCGCTTTTCAGCAGCAGCCAATTGCTCTCTAAGTGCATCCGCTTCCCGTTCAGATTCCCTGAAATTCGTGGTCAGCTTATCAATCCTGCCCTTGACCTTGGCACCGTATTCGGTGTCGTCAAGCGAATCAGTTTGTTTATTGTCGTCTTCTTCGACAGCCGGTGATGATTCGACTTCGCTTTCCTGTTCTTCGGTAACGTCTTCTGGTTCGGCATCCGCCTTATCAGTTTCTACTACCGCGTTTACTGACGTATCAACAGACTTATCATCTGCGTATCGGTCATCAGGACTTGCGTTTGCATCTGCTTGAGGTTCAAGATCCTCGACTACTTCTGACATGGATACACCCTTGTAGTGTTGCGCCTCCCGGCGAATGTTATTCAGGGACTATGGTTAAGCCACCTTTATCTCTGACCGCAGTAATGTTCTTCTCACTGCCATCATCAAATTGTACGTTAGCGACAAGTTTACCACCAATTCGCTTCGTTGTACCGCCTACGGGCTTTCTATTCTGTAACCGTTCAAGTTGGTTCTGAACATTGCCCACAGCACTATCAGCCGATTGCATGAAGTTAGACAACACATCATCAATACTCGTCAAAGACTGTAAACCCTTGCCTGTAGCCTCTGAATTGCTCAAATCAACCTGCGTCACTGTGTTGGTAAACTCCGCCTCCTTCTTCTGTAGGCCAGCATCCTTAACCGTGAGTCCTGCTTCTTTCTGAATAAGAGCGCTCATCTTTTCGGCAATATGAGCATCAAACTCCGCCTTATCCGCGCGCAGATTGGCAATCTCAGTCTTGACCTCAGACTTAGCCCTCTCGATCTCGCCCTTATCGCCTTCAAGCTCAGATGCAGCCGCCTGCACCAGTTGACCGTATTCCTGAGCCTGTGCCATAGCTTGCTCTGCCTGCTGCATTGCTTGCATGACCTCTGGCGGTAACTCCTGACCATCATCCTGCATCGTTGCCTGAATCTGTGGTGGCAGCATAGCCTTCAGTCTTTCGGCTATCTCATCAGCAAAGGGCAGGTCGTGAGCCTTGAATATAAGATCGCCGGCAATACCCATAATCTCAGGATTGCCTTGCGTCAGACTTGCG